GTTTCCTTCCTGCACCAGAAGGTGAAGAACTTCCTTGGGTCCGTTATTGGGACCATGGCTTTAAAGGCAAGACTACAGGTATGTGGTATATTGAAAAATCACTTACCTCCCTTGGTCAGAAAGACCCTGTAGGAGAGTTAAACTCTCAACTGTGGAATACTGGTCGTGATGAAGATAAGCAGACTGCACGGGACCAGAAACGTCGCCTGAAGTATGTTTCTAACATCTATGTTGTATCTGACTCTGGCAATCCAGAGAATGAAGGCAAGGTGTTCCTTTACCAGTATGGTAAAAAGATTCATGACAAGTTGATGGAATCTATGCAACCTGAGTTTCCTGATGATGCTCCGGTAAATCCATTTGATTTCTGGGAAGGGGCTGACTTTAAACTGAAGATTCGTCAAGTAGATGGTTACCGCAACTATGATCGTTCTGAGTTTTCTTCTCCTGCTGTACTGGCAGATGATGATAAACTGGATGCGATTTATGGTCAGGTATATCCACTCAGCGAGTTTACAGACCCTACTAACTACAAGTCTTACGAAGAGCTGAAAGCACGGCTGGATGCTGTTCTCGGTGTTAGTGGAACATTTACTCCACAGCAGGAAGAAGATTTGTCAATCACTGCTGATACTGCTCCTATGAAATCTGTGGAACCAGTATCTGCACCAAGTATTGTAGACGCAGATGGAGATGATGACACTATGTCATATTTCTCACGTCTTGCAAATGAAGACTGATAGTTAGAGAAAATCCCCGGTGTTTTAGGACTTCCCACCGGGGATTTTTTTATCTGGATGTTGGCATTGATCCGCCGTATACAAGATCAGGATGCATACCCATATAATGATTGGGAACTTCAGCAGCAGTAGAAGAAGCAACATTGGGAGCAGATGCTACACCACCACCGCCTCCGCCTCCGCCACCACCGCCAGCAGCTCCACCAGAGACATATACGTTAGTTCCAGCAGTAGAAGCACCAGCAGCACCATTTAAGGTTTGGATTGCAGCACCACTATTATTCATTACAGGTTCAAAATACCCTGAGTATAATCCACCACCTGCTGCTTCATACGCATTAACAGTATCCATCATTTGAAGTTTACGAGTGTCTATTCTTTGCTGGGTTGCGTCCGGATCACCAACACCAAATTCTTGCCCTGCAAGAATTGCACCTTTCGGCACTGTAAAACTAGCTGGCCCAAGGCCAATCTTAAGATCATTGCCCGGAAGTTCTGGAAGTTTAATTCTTACTCTTTTTTGAATAGCAAGTAGAAGCTGGTCAAACATATTCATGAATGTAAACCCAAATGCATCAACTGTCATATCAATATCACGTTTAATAGACTTACCAAAGTTTATAGCAGTTTGCATTAACTGATCGAAGATAGTTGTGAAAAGATCGCCCAAGAACCCCATAAGATTTTGGTCAGTCTCTTCAGCCTCAAAACCAAACACATCAGTCATGATCCAGTTCATAGCATTTTTTATTACACCAGATAAAAATGTAGAAATTCTAAATGGTTCAGCATCTTCATCTTCTTTGCTCCAACCAAACATTCCCCGCACAAACGATATTGCAAGACCAAGAGGTGCATAGATTATATCAACTAAAGTTCCAAAATTACCAAGGATACCACCATCTTTATCAAAAGTGAATATAGCAGTAACAGTATCAACTACTCCCCGCACACCATCAAAGATTCCGCCAATCATTGTATTAAAGATTTCAGCAAAACTAAATGATTTTAAGAATGCACCAGCTTTGCTAAACCCAAGTTGAATAGCTATCCATGCAGCTGCTTGTCTAATGAGGTCTAGAGGGGCAGAAATAATAGCACCAAAAAATCCCTTTACTGCACCTTCTAGTCCACCAATAATACCGTCTTCTTCATACCCTTTAATAAACCCTTCAATGGCAGCAAAGGTTCCAATGATAGCAGTAATGATTAAACCAATTGGACCAAGGAACCTACCAACACTTTTGAATAAAGATAAGAGTTTCCCACCAAATGCTGCAATACCACCTAAGAATGCCTTAAGACCAAAGAACCCCATAAACGCACTAGCAAGACCACCTAGCATGCCTTTACCACCGTCACCACCACCAGCAGCGCCAACACCAGCATCACCACCTGTAAGACTAGGTGCCTCAAAAGCACCAGCTCCTTCTCTCAAACTTTCCAGACGTTCAAGTCTGTCCTGTTTGTTCAACTCAACTAGGTCTGTCACTCGATCAGTTAGAGATTCCATTTCAATTCGGATATCTTTAGTCTCTACTAACTGTTCTTCGTTGACTTCTGTAAGTCTGTCAATAACGTCTGATAAAGCCATTTATCTTCTCTGTTGTTGTTTTTCTGCTTCTTCTTTTAACCATTGTAATAGCATAGCAAGATAAACCTCACGTTCCCAAGGCATCATATTTTCTAGTTCTGTTAATGAGTATTTATGATGTTGCATCAACTGAAAATTAACTGTATAGTGATTAATTAAATTTTCATGTGAGAGGCATACTAAAAAAAATCACTAGTTCCTTTTAACGTAATCTCATTTGCATGTGAACAACTTCCACAATCAAACTTTACATCATGTTTCATCTGCGGCAATTCTTCTACAAACTTTCTGACTTGTTCGAACTGTTTGTTATTGAATGATTCCAAGAATGCCATTACTTCTGCTTTTGACTCATCACCAAAATTAATCAATTCTTCTTCTGTTTCTAGACTCTCAAGACAAATTGCAATCAAATCAAAAATCTGCTGTGTCTGAGATACATTGTTGGACTCATTGTCAATCATAGTATCCGTCACTTCTGCTAGAATTGGATACTTCAGGTGCAAAGTCATATTATCTGATAACTTGATAGGTTTAATAGACTTTGGCACAGATACTTTAATCTTGCTCAAGTCAATGTTTAACTCATTAGGATGTTTACATTCTGTACAAGAAACATTGACGTTAGATGACTCTCCCACAGACTTTGATCTAATCTGTGTAAACAAGTATTCAATATCAAAGACTGGTAACTTATATACATCAATCTCTTCGTCAACACAGGCATTGATTGTATCTGCAATTGCATCTAGTGCAATCTTCTTGTCTTCAGATTCCAGAGCCATCATCAAAATCTTTTCTTCTTTGACAAGGTAAGGTCTGAATTTTACTTGTTCACCTGTAGACGGAATTTTGGTAGTGTATTTAATCGACTCATTAAGTTTAGGTAAAGCCATGTTATAGTTACTCCATTAAGTAGTGCGTTCCCAATCAGTGAATGCTAATTGAACATTAAGTTGTGTAATTTGATTTGCCAAACCATCTCCGAGTTCAATAGGATTGATAGTAACAGGAAAGGCACCTTTTAACTTGACACCATAAATTACCTGACTATTTTCTTTATCTAACTGTTCAATAATTATCTGTTTAGTATATACATCTTTATACTCTAATTCATATGTATTAAATCCAATAACGTCTTCTTGCCAGTCTTCAAAATAATTCTTGACAGAGTATTCTCCGTCTAGTAAAAATGTTAGACTTACATCATCAAAGATAAATCCATAGGGCATCTTTTGCGTAAGCATACCGATTGATCTATCATTGGTTGTAATTTGTCTTCCCGGCAAGTTTGTGGCTTGGCAGAGAATATCTCCATTTTCCCCTAGTCCGGGAATTTTGATTCGGTATCTATCTGGATGTGCTGGTGGTTTACCAGCAAAGGCACCTTTTAAGTCTTCAATGGTTGCCATGTTATGCTCTCATCTTTCTTCTAGAGTCTTTGTATACTTCACTGCTGCTTGCCTTTTCAAAGTCTGCTGTCGGCAAGAACGTAGCAATCTCCCATTCAGGGGCAGGAACCATAGCAAGTCTAGAACGCACATGAGAACTTAGATACCTTTTCAAGCAAGGTCTAAATGCTTTTAACTTAGATGCACGTTTTAACATTTCATAGGATAACCTGAACCTAGTAGATTCATCATATCTTTCATTATTTATAGTGTCGAGCAGTGCATCTAGAAACTTTGCTCTAGTAGCAAGGGGAAGATAGTGCAGGTTCAGTCCCATAAAACCTTTAGGTGCTGGACCTACCATTACAATCAATGGGAACCTGTCATAGTAGGGCAGTGTCTCTTTGTGCTTAGGATCATAGAAATACATATACATCTTGCCCACAGCAGGACGACTACGCAGTTCAATAGGGTCTTCTTTCATCAGTTTACTTCTACTGACATTCAAGTTCTTTGCCTTGTTCATAAACCATGCACGGGACTCTTTACTCCGTGGAGTAATCCCTTTACGAAATGCTTCAAACTCTAATTTTTGAAATAGTCCTGCCATTTAGAACTTCATCCCCATTTGCTTTAGTGTGTGTTCGGTCCATATCTGAAACTCATAACCATTGTCCAAGCAATACTCTTTAGCTGCTTTCCACTTACATTGGTTCTTGACATATTCCAGTGATTCAGATATAAATCTTTTTGTTCTGCGTTTACTCTTTGGTGGTCGGGTCTGTTTATCTGGTTTAATCTCTACCAGAACAACACTACCGTCTTTCATATTTAGTTTCAAATCAACAAAATACCGATGATATTTGTTGTCAACTGCACTAAGATAAGGAACTACAGTCTCTTCAGAAGACCATGATTTAATATTAGTTTGGTCTTCAACCCATTTAAAAGCAAACTTTTCCCAATAAGAACGATAAATAACCTTTGTATGGTCTCCATCATACTTTTCAGGGTGTTTGACTTTATATTTACCTTTGTAAGTTTTCATAAACACCATATAAATAATTATAATATTTAATATTTATAGGAACACTAATGGCTAGTGGATTAAAATTTCCTCTTGTAGAAGATGAAAAATATGAAGCAAAGGTGATCTTTCAAGCAAAAGGTGCTGATGGAAGTTCTTTTGGGCAGTGCATTTTGTATATGCCAGAAGCACTTACTTTTAGTGACCAGATTAATTATGACAATGCAAACTTGGGTATTGCTGGAATGGCAGCAATGAAAGTCACACAGTTTTCAGGAGAAGCTGCAAATACAGCAGTTGATCCTGCTCTGAGAAATGCTGCTATGGCAAATATTCAGCAGCAATCTGCTAATGCTCTAAAATCTAGAGACCAGTTAGGCAGTAATGTCATGGGATTGATGAAAGACAATGCTGCACCATTTGCTTCTCTTTTAGCACAGGGAGTAATTCCTTCAGAAGCAATTTCAGCTGGTATTGCATTGGGTAGTGGTATTACTGCTAACCCACATAAAAGGTCTGTGTTTAGGGATGTTGGTATTCGTAACTTTGGATTCTCTTTTATGTTAAGTCCTGCCAGTGAAGCAGAAGGTAATATAATTGAAGGTATTGTAGATTTTTTTAGAGAAAATGCATACCCTGATTTTGTTGGTTCAGGTGGATACGCCTATAGGTTCCCAAATCATTTTGAAATTACTATGAAGTATCGCAATAATGATATGACCCAACCACCAAAAATTCTCAATAGTTATTTGCAGAGTGTTAACACTGTCTTTAACCCAAGGTCTTCTTCATTCTTTAAAGACGGCAAATTTAACGAGACTCAAATTTCATTGGGATTTGTTGAGGAAAGACCACTTGCTAAACCAGATATCCAAGAAGGTTTCTAATGGCATACTTTACAAATTATCCTAGAGTTAAATATCCGTTTACTAATAATTCTACTGCAACAGAATTTACTGATGTAGGAGCTTATGTCGATATCCTTGATAGTGTAAAAGATGATATTTCCTTTTACAAAGAATACTATATCAGAAACGGTGATAGACCAGATCAAGTATCCTATACACTTTATGATAATGTAGATTATTACTGGACATTCTTTGCATTAAATGATGAAGTAAAAAGAAGAGGATGGCCTCTCACAAATAGTGCGATTGAAAATAAAGCAAAAAAAGAATACCCACATACTACACTGACTACTAGAGCAGATTTATCAACTCAGTTTTTAGTGGGAAGTAGTGTATCGGGAACTACTTCTGGTGCAACAGGAACTATTCTTAGAAGACTGCCAGACTTAGGGCAGATTATTGTAAATCAAACCAGTACTGCTGATTTCCAAGCATCAGAAACTATTTCTACTACAGAGAATGATACTGTTAGGTCTATTATAATTGATGCATCTTCTGAAGAATATAATGCAAAGCACCACTATGAAGATGTTGACGGAAGACATGTAGATATTTCTGCCCGTGCACCTTTTATTCAGAGAGTATCCTATGAAGTGAGATGGAACGGTAGTGACACCAGTGATCCAGATAACTTTATTATTGACAAGATTAAAATCTCCAATCTAAATTCTATCTACACAGACTTTAGTTTGAATGAGGTGACAACACAGGCAGTTCTTGGAAATATTCTTCCGGGTGGTTCTGCTCTGATTATTGGTGGTGCACTACAGTTACAATTTGCTACAGATACCGAATACACCATTGGAGACTGGCAAACTAACTTCTTGGGTGGCGTATTGGGTTTAGCAGGAATTGGATTAACTGCTGTAGGCACACAGTTTGCAGCAATTGTCAATTCTATTCAAGCATCTGGTGGCACTCCACCTACTACTATTGTATATCATACCTTTACTCTGGTAGATAATCAGCTAAACTTATATGGGGCTGATGGGGGTGTTCCTCAGTATCTTGCTTTTGAATTTAGATCAGATGTAGATGTTGACATGACCACAGTTCTTGATAGTGCGTATGCTGGATTAGCATTTGATAATATTGTTGCCAATAACCCTGAAGACCTTAATGAAAGAAACTTTGTTGCATATAAGAATATAGGGGTTACTGGATCAGCAATATCTTCATCTCCATTTCTATCTGATAAAACAACAGATACCACATCTACAACAAATGATGCATTTAACTTTGTGCAGAATGAATATGAAACATATATTGCTTCTAACTATGATGCACTTGTTCCTGCTACAATTACTCCTGTTACTTTCCTTGAAAGATATGTAAAAGAAAATGATGAGTTGAGAACGATTAAAGTTCTAAAACCAAATATAGTAGAAGAACTTGATAAGCAGACAAGAAAAGTTCTTATCGAAAACCCTAATGTTGATGTTGAATTTAGATCAGGTAATGCTTCAGGCAATTCTACCTTTACGACTAGTGCATCTGTTAACTCATCTGTTCCTACAGCATCTCCATCTAATACTGTATCTGGAGGTTCTGGTTATTAATGAGTAATGAAGGACACCATCCATCATATGTAGGAACTACCAGAGTATTTGTTGAATCTCCTAGATATGGACTATCAGAGATATCACTTATTACTTTGCAAGTTTCTTTATTTGAAAACATTTCCTTGCCCTATATTACTGCACAGCTAGTAATTATTGATTCTGCTAACGCATCTAATGCTGTGCACTTTCAGGGACAAGAAAGAGTTGTCATTGTTGTAATTGACAAAGATGAAAATATAATCTTTAATAAAGAATTTGTCTGTATGGGTATTGAATACGGGCAGAAATTAGGTGATGACAAATCAGGATTTATTGTAAAACTTATTGAAGAACATGCTATGCTCAGTAATAGCACTAGGTTCAGTAAAGTGTATGAAGGTAAACCTGACCAGATTTGTCAAACTGTTTGTCAGGAACAATTAGGTGTGGATGTTACACCAGAAGGAAGTGTGGCACAGAGTGAAATGAGAGTAGTATTTCCATTCACTATATCACCATTAGAAGCAGCAAACTGGATGGTATCTAGGTGTTCTACTGATGAAGGAATGCCATTCTTATTCTATTCTACTTTGTCTGAAGATACATTACAATTAAAAGATGTAAAGACTTTGTTGAATCAAGATGCATTTAACAATAATGACCCTTACATTTTTGCACGAACAAGTAGCACTGTTCCGGGTGGTCCTGAAGATGCAGCAATCCTAAAAAAGAAAATTGTAAACTACAGTATTCCTAACAATGAAGATACCTTGTTTGCAATGGTAAAAAATGTATATGGTGGGTATTATAACTTTATTGATACATATGAATTTGGTGGTCAAGAAGTTAAGTATGACTTTACAAAACCATTTGGAGCATTACCTAACAAGAATGGTTCTACCAAATACAACTATGATCCAGACTTTACAATAGGTAGAGCTTTCCATGAAGGGCAGAATACCTATACAAGTCAAGTTGCTACTAGAAAACTTTTTGATGACATGTATTCATTCCTAGAAGAAGAAGATGTTGATATGCATCTTAAGAAAGCAGAATCAAGAGGCATCTATAACTTTATGGATCAGCAACCTATTAACTTTGCTGTAAATGGAATTGACTTGGGGTTTGACAAACTCGGTAAATGTGTGGATGTTTATATTACCAAAGATATTCCAGCAGAAGAAAAAGTATCACCAGAGCAGATGAAAGATAAGAAACGTTCTGGAACATATTTAATTCAAAAAGTCATGTATACTATTTTTGATAATAGATTGACATCAACTGTGACAGCAACCAAAACTAGTACTAATAGTAATCTTGGTGATGAGAAGGTTAACTTGGTATGACAGATTTATATAAAACCATACAAAAAGAATATTATGGTGATGGCACCAGATGGTTTATCGGTATTGTAGAAGATAATAAAAATGACCCTGAAAAACTTGGTAGAGTTAGAGTAAGGGTATACGGAACACATAACGCATACTTGTCAGAGATTCCTACAGAGAAGTTACCTTGGGCAACTGTTCTTGTTCCCGGAACATATGGTGGAGTATCAGGTGTAGGTAGAAGTCCTACAGGAATTGAACAAGGTGCTATGGTATTCGGAGTATTCATGGATGGTAGGCATTCACAGAACCTGCTAGTGCTTGGATCAATTCCAAAAATTGAACAAGAACCCGGAAAGGATATTACTCCTGAAGATAAGATTGAACCAGCACAGATTGAAAGCAAGCTGGGAGGCACAGGTGATACTACAGGTGCAGTCAAGATTGATGATGACTTATGGGGAGTAGAATATTCTGGTGGTGTTATTATGATGCAGAAAGCAATGGAAAAGGGGTATGGTGTTATGGCTGCTTCTTCACTTGCTGCAATTGGTTCAATATAGGAGTTACAGATGGCCAAATATACACCTGAAAAAAACTTTAGACCCACTTCTGCTGAAACACAGTTTGCACCTTCTCCCTATGCAGGTTGTATATACATCCCTTCAGAAGAAGTGTTTGGCATTTTTAAGTTTCGTGGACTAATGCTTCTAGGATTTAGAGCATACTGTTTTTCTAGAAACTTAGATATGAATGACTCTGGAGTTCAGGCTGACTATCTTCTAAAGCAACTTGAAGAGAATACAGAACTGCGTGGATCAGAACTTAAGAATGCAGAAACTATTGAGAAAGCTGCACAATTAATTCATGAATATATATTAAAAGACAATGCGAATATTGATAAGACTGTTAATCTTGCATATGACTTTCTAGAAAGGAATACTGCATAATGGCAAATAAATTTAATGAAGATGTGGGAGATCGTATTCCTGCTCCAAACCTTCCTTTTTTAGCAGACCCAACTGTAGATGTTACTGTAGATTATAGTGGGCCAGAAGGACCAGAGTTTGAATCAAAGGCACAGATTACTAGCAGAATTTTAGAAAATCAGGTTAACAAGACTGAAGAAGACCCTACATTTGAATCTAAGTCAGAAATCACTAGTAGGATTATTGGTAACGAAAAAGTAGAGCATGAAGACCAACCTAATTACGGACCACCCGGAACAAACAGTTCACAAGAAGGTGGTTCTAATAAGTCATTAACTCCTAATGGTGTTCCACCCGGTGCTGCCAGAGCAGAGACTGGAACTTTTGAAGATGCTAGTAGATCGTCCAAATCTAGTAAACTCACAGAGCAAGACGGAACTACAGTATCTTCTGGAAGTGGGACATATTCTACACAACTCTCTAGCATGTTTTGTAATGCTAGTATGGTCTATGCATCCAGTCAGAATGTAAAGTATAGCAATAACACAGGTGGTGGATCAAGTGGTAATAGTTCTGCACAAAATTTAGGTGATGCGGGAAATGCAGAGTCAAGTGCAAAATTTGATGCAGCTACCAATGAAGAAGTACAAGAAGATATTTTGAATGCTCTTGGTATTGATGATCCCTCTTCTATTGAAGGATTTGAATATGGAGATACTTTAGATGCAACGTTTGATAACTTAAGAGCATCTGGTGTAGATGTTGATGGTATGTTAGCAGCATCTAACCCCGTTGATATTGCATCTGCATTCTTAGGTGCTAATGAAAATAATCCTGCGCATGCTGCTGTTCTGGGACAGTTCTTTGAAGCATCTACAGGAACTACTATTAACCCTGCACAGACTGCATGGTGTGCAGCATTTGCTAACTCTGTAGTAGCTTCTACAGGTCTGCAACCTACAGGTGGGTTGAATGCTAAGTCGTTCCTGAACTGGGGACAGGGTGTAGATGTTTCTAACGGACTTGGAAATGTTAAACCGGGTGACATTGCAGTATTTGATAGAGGAACCCCCGGAGACTGGAGAGGTCATGTTGGATTTGTTCAGTCTGTAAATGCTGATGGGACATTAAATATTCTTGGTGGTAACCAAGGTGACAGTGTGAGTATTAAAAAATACTCTACCGATAGGCTTGAAGGTATTAGAAGGGCTAAAAGATAATGGCAGTAGGTGATCCAATTGCAACAGTAAAAAGAAAAGTTAACTTTGCAGATAGGTTTGATCCTAACTCAAAAACTTTATCTGCTGATTTTATAGGTGATGATATTTCACCTGTATTTGATGCGTTGAATGCTAAGCCGGGTGATTATATTGAAACCTCAGAAGAAGTAGAAGCATATCTCAGGTCTTCCAGAAGAGAGTATACCCAAGCAATTATATGTAATACTCATACAGACTTCAAGCAGAATCTTGACAGAGATGGGTTGCGTGACTGGTATAAGCAGTCCTATGAACAACTAGACATAAACTATCATTTTCTTATTTTGAGAGATGGTCGTATTCAAATTAATAAAAGGATTAATGAAGAACCCCCATTTACTCCTGTAGATATTCATGTGCCATTTAGTATTAGTATTGCTATGGTAGGTGGCATGAAAGATGGGTTATACGATATTGATACTTGTTCTCCTAATCAATGGAAAACATTAAGAGCATTCTTAAAAGTGTTCTATACAATTCTTCCGGGGGGACAAGTATTTGGACATTCTGATATTAACCCTAATGCTCCTGATCCGGGATTTGATGCTGTTAGATATGTGGAGACAAGTTTTGGTAAAAGAAATACATTACGAAATGCTGATGCTAGAGCCAAAGGGTCTTTGAGTATCTATGATCTTATCGGTGAAAGCAGAAGAAGAGGGTTTAGGTAATGTCCACAGGATTTAAAGACCCGGATGGCGAATTCCCACGCAAAGAGTATATTGGTAATGCAACTACTAACAAGGCTGCCAGAGAAGAATGGGAACCATATGTGCAACTTCCTGATGGCACAGAAAACCTTGAGTTAGTAAAGAACGATTGGCAACCTAAGTATCCCTACAATAAAGTAGAAGAAACTTCTTCTGGGCATAGAGTTGAGCATGACGATACTCCGGGTGGTGAACGATTATCTTATGTTCACAAAGATGGTAGTGGCATTGAAATGTATCCTAATGCACAGGATGCAACTACATTATTGTTAAACTCTGTTGGCAGACAAGTTCAATTAGTCGGTGATGATTTTGTAATGATTGTGAATGGTAATGGTGATGTTCATTACAAAGGCAACTTGAACTTAAATGTAGATGGTGACTTTAACATTGCTTGCACTAACTTTACTGTAACGACTACTGGTAAGCAGGTAGAAGAAATCAGGCAAGAGAAGATAGAAAACTTTGTAGGTGATAGAGTTGTCACCACACAGGGAAGTAAATCAGAAGTTGTCTTGGGTGACTATACTATGGAAAGTATGGGAAACAGTTATTTTGTTTCCAAAAAGAATACAAGAATTACAGCAGAAGATAATATTGATATTTTTGCTGGTGATGATATGAGGCTGACAGCAGAAGGAACTATGACTAGTTCTGCTATGACTAACAGATTAATCGGTCTCTGCACTTCAGTAGTGGGCAATACAGGCACCTTTGGTGGTCAGAATATGGTAATGTATGCCAAGACCTACCACGGTGATGTTATTGGCACAGCAGAGAGGGCTAGGTATGCTACAGACACTGATCCTGATGAAGTACAAACCGCTATGCCAACAACTGCGAACTTAACAGAAGGTCTTACTAAAACACAGACACTTGGTGTGCGTAACATTGATGTTGATGATACTAAGATTTCCACAAGTGTCAAGAGCGAAGTTCAGTCTTCAGGGTCTTCCTCAAACACAGCACAAAGACCAGATACGTTTAGTGATGATCCTGCCCCAACTACAACTACCAAAGAAGGTAGAGGGGGTATTGGAGACTTTAATCCAAATGATCCTGCTACCGAAAGATATAACAATCCGGGTGGTATGTATCCTGCCTCATGGCAAGAGAAGTATGGAGCAGTGTCAAATGATGACCGTATTGGTGGTGGACATTCTATTGCTGGGTTTGCTACAAAAGAAGGTGGTGCAGCTGCACAAATGTCTCTGCTGAAAGAAGGTAAATATTACAGAAACGAATCTATCAGAGGTGCTATTAGCACATGGTCTGGTGGAAACAATGTTGATAGTTATATGACAAGTCTTCAGAATCAAGGCATTGATACCAGCAAGAATGTTTCATTCTATACTAGCAGCAAGGCAGGGACAATCAAACTTGCTAAGGCAATGTCTAGTCATGAAAAAGGTGGTAAGTATAGTCTGTCAGATAATGGATGGTCTAGTGCCTATGACTTGGGCAATAGTAAAGGGTGGTTATAAATGCTAAAGTTTAATATTAATAAACTCTCTCCTAGAGAAGTTAGAAGTTTCCTCAGAGACCCCAATAACAGAGAAGACGGTGTTCTTGTCGGAGCAGCATTTGCCAAGAACCTTATTGGTGGAGACTACTTTATTCCTCTAGCTAAAAGACTTCGCACATACTTTGGTAGTATGGCAGGAACTAAATATTCAAAGGACTCTTTGATTAAATCCAAAACTCCTAGAAGATATAAAGAAAACTTTGCACTAAAGGCAATTCTACCTGATCCTGTATATGACCCTCTTAAACTTCCTACTATTAATGCAGGAACAAAACTAGGGCAGGGTATTCCCCTCTCTATGTTTAGCAATGCATCTGGAAGTAAAGGCACTCTTAATCACCTTTCACAAACAGAAAGAAAAGAAGTTGCTAAACATCTTTATTGTCAAGTTCCATTAATTCAAGGGTTTAGAAGTCAGGCAAGATTTAGAAACCATAGTATCTTTATTAGTGACGGATTGGTAAAGAAGCAAGATAGTGAAACTTTAGTATCTGGGGACATTAGAGACTTACAGACTAAAGGTAGAGCAGTAGTCTATGAAGTATTAGATAATAAAGGTAAGAATGATCCTGTTGCTACATTTGAACTTGCTAACTACTGGAAAGACAATCATTTGTTTCAGGGATTAGTTTTACACTTTGATAGTATGGACCCTTTGCCAGAAGACCCCTATGCAAATAGACATGACAATATTGAATTTCTTGACCCTACAAGAGAATACCATGCAGAAATTATTGTTGTAATGCCTAGTGTTGATTATTACTACAGGGGAAACTTTGAAAGAAGAGTTCGCACTGATATTAATTTTAGGACACTAATCAAAGATGGATTAGGTCATTTTCAATATAAATAAGATAACAACCGGATAAAAAGTAGTCATATGGCAGTAAGAAAAGCATTCTCTATTGAAGACGGTAACTTAAATAGACCGTCTACTATCAATACCAGAAAAAGAAACTACAGTGACATTGATTTGACATTCACTGCTAGAACTACTGGTGATGTGTTTAAAAAGAAAGATGCAGCTGCTGTTAAGCAATCAGTGAAGACTATCTTGCAGACAAACTATGGAGAGAGACCTTTCCAGCCAAAGTTTGGTGCAGATTTAAGGTCTAAGTTATTTGATAACTATACTGCTGATGAAAATGAATTCTTTGTTTCTGATGCAGTAAAAACTGCAATCAGACGTTATGAACCTAGAGCAAAAGTTCTAGATGTTACAGTAAGTGAACAACCAGACAGAAATTTTTTAGGTGTGCAAGTGGAATTCCAAGTTATAGACACCAATGAAATTGTAGTATTAGATACTAGCATATCAAGGATTAGATAAGAATGGCAACCACAATTACACCATCAGACTTAAACTTTGATGATATTAAAACATCTCTAAAGGCTTACTTTGCATCTAAGTCAGAGTTTGCTGACTATGACTTTGAAGGTTCTGGTCTATCTAATATTATGGATGTGTTAGCATATAACACACACTTAAATGGATTGCTGGCAAACTTTGCATTAAATGAAGCATTCTTACCTACAGCACAACTCAGAACGTCTTTGGTAAACCAGTCACTTTCTTTTGGATATATTCCAAGATCAAAGACTTCATCCCGTGCGCAGTTGACAGTTAGTGTCAATCTTTCGTCTGCTGCTTCTAGACCATCAACTGTAACACTTCCAGCTGGAACAGCATTCACAGCATCAGTTGATGGAGTTACATATACCTTTAGAACACTTGTAGATTATATTGGGTATGACACAACAGGTTCTGGTATCTACACGTTTGTAGATCAACTTGGCAATCCATACATTACAGTTCTTGAAGGTAGTTTAACTGTCAAAACATTCATTGCAGAAATTACAGGTGATAGACAAGTATATGTTGTCCCTGATGCTGACTTGGACCTTACCACAGTTGGCGTGCAGGTATATGAAGATATTAACTCGGATACCTTTACCACATACTTTAGTTCAAATGCTACAACTAGCGGTAATGTCATTAACACTATATCTGCTTCTACTGCCCTCTATCTTCCACTAGAGACCTATAACGGATACTGGGAGTTTAACTTTGGTGTAGGTGGTGTTACAGGAGTTAACCCTGAGAATGGTCAGGCAATTCGTATTACATATTTAAGAACAAGTGGATTGGATGCAAATGGAGCATCTGTATTTACTCCTACTGGAACACTCAGTGTAAACAATATTTCTTATAATCTAAATGTTACAACATTTGCAAAGTCTTCTTTTGGTGCAGATAAAGAGGGTATTGAATCTATTAGACAAAATGCTCCACTTTCTTACCTTGCCCAAAATAGATTTGTTGCTGCTGGGGATTACCTTGGAGTTATTGCTAACGGTGTTCCGGGTATTAAATCTATTAATGCATGGGGTGGCGAAGATAATGTTCCTGCCAAGTATGGTAAAGTTTTAGTCTCTCTTGTATATGAAGACACTTTATCAGAAGCACAGAAGCTAGCAACAGAGTCTTTGATTGTACAGAACTTAACTGATCCATTATCTGTAATCGGCATTGAAGCAGAATTTGTTGATCCAGTATTCATTTACCTTGACACCACGACTACATTTAGATATAATAGTGGATTGACAAATCTTACACGACAGGCAATTGAAAACAAAGTTAGAAATTTTGTTCAGTCATATTTTGATGTGAACACTGGAAAATTTAACGATGTAGTTCACAAGTCTAAACTTTCTGCTGCTATTGATACTGCCGATGCTTCTATTCTTGGAACTAAAATTGAAACAAAAATGACTGCTAGGTTTACTCCAAGTAGAAATCCTAACACAGATAATATCATTAGAGCAGACTACACTATTAACTTCTTGAATAGTATTCAGTCCCCATTAATGGTAGATTCTACAATTACTAGTGATAGGTTTAGTTTTAACAATGTTGTTTGCACAATTAGAAATAAAAAGGGACACTCTACTTTATTGCAGATTGTTGATCAGAATGGTAAAGTGGTAGCAGACAATATTGGTAACTATGATCCTACTACTGGTATTCTAACATTAACTGGATTTCAACCACAATCTATTACTTCTGGTGCTAGGTTCTTAAATATTACTGCTGTTCCTGCTGATGATACAAACTTTAAGCCACTAAGAAATACTCTGCTGACTTTAGGTAATAACTTTGTATCTGGTATTCCAGATGTAGATGCTGCAACTGCTGTTACAGGTGTGACTAACTAAAATGTCTAATGAAAGAACCTTAACCGACTTTAACCGACTAGAAGCAAACTTGTATGAGTCACAGGTTGATACAGTTGTTCCTGAACATTTTAAAGAGCAATACCCCAAACTTGTAGACTTCATTAAATCATACTATGAGTATCTTGATAGTGATGGGCAACCGACCCACAACCTCAAGAAAATGTTTACTATTAAAGACCCTAATTCTACAGATAAAGAATTTCTAGACCTTCTTTATGCAGAACGTGTTCCCGGAATTAGTCCAGATACATTTCCTTCTCCTAGATTTTCTTTGCTTCAAATCCCCGGATTTCTTAATTCAAAAGGTTCTAAAATCTCTATTGATGGGTTCTTTAGATGGTTTTATGGAACAGATGTTGAGCAAATCCTTCCTAGAAATTCTATGTTCATTGTGGGACAATCAGAGATTGGTGCAGAATCTTTAAGATTTATTCAAGATTCATATTTCTATCAAGTGTATTCTATTCTACTGAGAACTAATATTCCTACAGCAGAGTGGTTTTCTTTTTACAAAAGTTATTTGCATCCAGCAGGGTTTGCAATCTTTACAGAAACACTGTTTGAACTTTTACCGACAAACTCTATCATAGCAGAAAGTATGCCTCTCGCTATTGTAGATAGTGACATTGCTGTAACTTCCTTTGAATTCTCTGCTAATGTCAATCTTTTCCCAACTATTAGCCTTACAGGTATTGATAGTGCTACAGATACAAGATACTACCCTGATAGAGATATTCATTTCTATAATAATACTATTGGTGATATGGGAGACTCCTACAGTAATTATGCATCTATTGCAGATATCCTAAATACTAATTCACTGACCTTTGATGATTCAGCAGATTCTGTTAATTCTGAACTTACCCGTATCTTTATGTCTGACACAATTCAAACCTTGGACGAAGATGCTTTTCCATTTTATGATAGTGTAGGGACTGATGTTCCTTAGAATTCTGTTATAAATATTATTAATTCATTTACTGAGTAGGTAACATGGCAAGACAAAACATTTCAATCGGTGCTGCGGCTAATGATGGTACAGGAGATACCCTTAGAGGTGCTGGCACTAAGATTAATGATAACTTTACAGAACTTTATTCTGCACTAGGCGGTGATAGCACATCACTTGGTAATAATATTAGTTTTGATAGCACTGGTATCATTTTTTCCAATGACTCTAACTTCAGTGTTACATTAGGGTTGTTAGACTCAGCTCTTATGAGCAATAAGGTTGTCAGTCTCCCTAACAAGACTGGTGAGATTGTAGTCATTGAAGGTGCAGCAGGAAACAAAAACGTTGATCTTGCAGACTCTCCTACTGGTGTTGCTGCAACATTGTATTTTGGTAATGCCTTTGCTAATGCTGCTGCACTTCCTTCTGCTACTGTATATAACGGCATGTTTGGGTTCTTAACAGACGAAGAAAAGGCTGTAGCAGCACATGGCACAAATGGTTGGATACGGTTAATTGATAGTGATACTTTAACTACAGGTAACTATAGTGTAACAACTAACGCAACTTTTAGTGGTCTTACTCTGAATGACCCTAAAATGAAGACAATTCTTCGTGATTCTGGTGATCAACCCATTGTTCAATTGTCTACAGATGGCACACCTACTAACTACTTAAAAATTACTTCTACTGATTCGTCCCCAACTGTTGGAGCAGAAGGCGGCACAGACGTAGGAGTAAACATTAAACCAAAGAATGATGGTGTAATTAATTTTAACGGTAGAGTTAAATATAATACACAAAGCTTAACTCATGTTGATAACGTATTCGACTCAGGTGCAGCAGTATACATTATCAATGCATCCACTTCTCATACATTTAATTTCTTTGGAACAGGTTTTGAAGTTGGTGAAGTAAAGAAAATTATTAACAAGAGTGGCGCAAACACTGTTACAATCCAATGGCCTAATGGTCTAACATACTTTGGTCATCCAGACGGTGGTTCTGGTTTTGTAGAAATGACAGGTAATGGATACTTCGAAACAATTTGGGACGGAGACCAGTGGCAGATTAGTAAAGACTCAGATAAACTCGGCAAATTTGGAATTGGTTAAAGTAGGTAAAAAAACATGGTAGCAATCGTAACCGATGATTTAAAGAAAACAGTTGTAGCAGAATTAATCTCTGATGTAGGTGATTCAGCAAGCAACTATTATATTGGTATTGGTAAGTCCGATCAATGGAATATTACTGATACACCACCAACACCAGTTCCTACAGATAGAGAAGAACGGGACTTTCGTGCAAATCTTCAGTCTGTTATTAAAACTACTGATGTTAGTTATGTTGCTCCTAGATATAACTGGGCAGCTGGCACAATCTATCAAGCATATAGTGACGAAAAGACCGCAACTGGCACTATTACAAATGGTCAATACTATGTAATGACTGCATCAAACAGAGTATATATTTGTATACAGCAAGGTAAAGATGATGCAGGAACAATTCAACCCTCTAGTGTAGACCCTGATACAACTCTGACTACTTCTGGTCCCGGTGTTGCAACTGCGGATGGATATATTTGGAAGTATCTTTATACACAATCTGCTTTGAGATTGAGTAAGTTTGGTTCTGCTAACTTTATTCCAGTAGAATTTGTTGGTAGTGGTTCACTTACCTCTATTGAAACAGCACAGAAAAATGTTCAGAATGCTGCTATTACGGGTTCTATCATTGGATATAAGGTAATCTCTCCCGGCTCTGGATATGCTATTAGTGATACTGTAACTATTCAAGGTAACGGTAGTTTTGCTAGAGCTAAATTGACTGCTGACCCTACTTCTGGTGTTATTAGAAAAGTAGAGATTGATGACTCTGCTGCTATTCCTATTGGGTCTGGATATAATTTTGCTAATATTAAAATCAATACTTCTACAGGAACAGGGGCAGTCATTAGACCTGTGATTTCCAAAAAAGGTATTGGTGCTGATGCTAGAGAAGACCTTAGAGCAGGGGCAGTTATGTTCAATGCTAAAATTGTAGGTGAAGCTGGCGAAGGTGATTTTATCATCAATAATGACTTTAGACAGGTAGGGTTAATTAGAAATCCAACTGTTCCTACTAGTCGGGCTCCTGCTAATGGTGCCGCTGATTCAGATTTTACAGCAACTACTGGTTCTGCACTTAGAATTCTTACTTTAGATTCTGCTATTACAACAGGTATTCAGCAAGACGATCTTTTGGTAGGAGATAACACTGGTGCAAAAGGGTTTGTGGATAAGGTCAATGGACCACAGATTTCCTACCACCAAAACGACAACACAGGTTACTTAGCATTTAGCTCTGCTGATGTTGCTATCAATGATTCGTTAGGAACCAAATCTCCTGCTGCTTTTCTGTCAGATTCTGATGGTGAAGTTAATCCTTTCAGTGGGGATGTGCTATATATTGAGAACAGATCAGCAATCCTTCGCAGTAGTGTCGGAACGGAAGACATTAAAATGATTGTGCAGTTTTAAAAGGTAAAATAAGAAATGCCAAATACGTTTAACGAAAATACATTTGCTACTACCTATAAGGATGACTACAAAGATAGTGATAACTATCATCGTATTCTGTTTAACTCTGGACGATCTTTGCAAGCCAGAGAACTTACACAGATGCAAACAATCATCCAGAAAGAACTGGCAAGACTTGGTAGGCACATCTTTAAGGAAGGTGCTGTTGTAAACCCCGGTGGATTAATGGTAGATGATGCTTATGAGTTTGTTAAACTTGCTGATGCATCTCCTTCTGTTTACCCCGGTGACATTCTGACTGCTACTACCAGCAATGGCGTAAAGGCTGAAGTTCTTGAAGTTGTAGAACAAACAGGTAGTGATCCTGCTACAGTGTACGTTAAATACATTAATGCTGGCACTGCCACTTCAAGTTCTGCTCCTATTAGATTTTCTGTTGGTCAGGCACTGGACAATGGTGATGAATCTGGTAATGGTGGTTCAGGTGTAACTGTTGCTCCTGCTACAAAGAACCCTGTAGTCGGTCAAGGATTTAAAGTATCCGTAAACTTAGGTGGATATTTCACTAGAGGACATTTTGTGCAGTCCTTGCCGCAAGGTGTTATTATTAGTAAGTATAGTAACAACCCTACTACAAATGTCGGGTTCTTGATTGCAGAAGATATTGTTACTGTTACTGATACTAATGACCTTTATGATAATCAGCTTGGGTATGCCAACGAAACTGCACCGGGTGCAGACAGATATAGAATTAGACTTACTCTTGCAAACCAAGAATTTGTAGACTCTGCTGATAACTTTATTGTTATTAATAGATTTGTCAATGGTATTATGCAGCAAGAGATTGATGAAAATGATAACTATAATATCATTGGTGATGAACTTGCACAAAGAACCAAAGAAGAGTCTGGTAGTTATACAGTAGACGACTTCCAAGTTAAGTTCAGACCAAGTAAATCTGGAACAGATTACCTTGATTTAGAAGTATCTCCGGGTGTTGCATATGTAAATGGGTATAGAGTTTCTAAACCAGCATCTAGCATCATTACTGTAGAAAAGCCAAGAAGCACAGAGAAATTTGAAAACGAAAATATTCCTGTAAGTTATGGTAACTATGTAGTAACTTCAGGGACTGTAGGCCTTCCTGATATTAGCAGCAATCAAATTTATAGATTGTATACTGCTGCTGATGTAGGTGGAACTGTTATTGGCAACTGTAAAGTTAGAGCAGTAGAATCTCAAGGTGATGGCACATACAGATACTACATCTTTGATGTGCAATTAGTTGCTGGTCAAAATTTTAGAGATACTAGAAGTATCGGTGTTGACGCAACTCATTATGCTAACATTAAAATTGATGATACTAACAGTATTGCTGTAATTCAGCAAGAAACAAATAATAACGTATTCTTTGATCTTCCTAGAAACAGACCTTCTAGTCTAGAAGATTTTGACTTAACTATTCAAAGACATTTAAGTCAGACAGCAAGTAGTAATCAAATTGCCTTTACACTGAGTGGCACAGAGACTTTTGTTGATACAACTCTTTGGCTATTAGTGCGAGATGACACAGGGGTAGTTGTTCCAGTTACACCAAGTAACACAACTCTTTCAGGTGACTCTAAGCAAGTAACTATCAATACGGGACTTGTAGACGGTGTATTATATCGGTTACTGGCATATGTAGATTTGGGAGCAGGTGCTACTCAAAGAACAAAGACAAAGACATTTGGTGGCACTGCTACACTTACATGGGATAGTGACGGCAATGGCATTCGTTTTGCAGAATTACCAAACACTGACATTTATGAATTTTTGGAAGTATTAGACTTTGATAGTAATAATATCAGTTCCAAGGTAACTACAGATGATGGGCAGAGAGATAACTTCTATCAGAAAGGTAGAGTAATTCTCAGAGGTAGTGAGGCTTTACCTAGAAACAATACAGTCAAAGTCAAGTATAATTACTTTGAGCATACAGCAGGAGATTTCTTCTCTCGTAACTCATATATTGGTGCAGTTGCATATGAAGATATTCCTACCTATAGAATGCAGAATGGTTTTGAAGTAGAACTGAGAGATGTTCTGGATTTCAGAGGGGTGCAGGATAGTACATCTACTGGATTTGATGGAGCAGAAGCACTTGTTACACCACTACCTAGAAATACTAGTGCTATTGGTGCTGACATTACCTACTACGATCCAAGAAACGATATTCTTGTAGTCACAGAAGAAGGGGATATCCAATACATTACTGGTCAACCAAACGTTAATCCAGTAATTCCTTCTGTGCCAAGTACGTCTATGCACACTCATAGTTTTGCATTGAACGCATATACTGATAATGAAGATGACCTTGGTGTAAGACCTGTAGATAACAGAAGATACACCATGCGTGATATTGGCAACATTGCCAAGCGTATTGATAATCTTGAAGAAGTGACATCTCTTACATTGTTAGAACTTGAAACATCTTCTTTAGAAGTTCTAGACTCTGCTGGTAATAATAGATTCAAGAATGGTTTCTTTGCTGATAATTTCAAAGACTTAGCTTTTGCTGATATCTTTGCTACAGATTACAGTGCTTCACATGATGCTGTTAATCAGTTAATTATGCCTAGTGTTGGACAAAACAGTGTAAGGTTGATTATAGATTCTGATGCATCTGTTGCTGCTAACACTGTTAGAAAAGGTGACTTCATCTATCTCTCATATAATGAAGTCCTTGAAATTGACCAGAATGTTGCAACAGAAACAATGAACATTAACCCATTTGCGGTTGTTAGTTTTATTGGTCAACTTGAGTTATCCCCTGACCAAGATCAGTGGAGAGAGGATGTATTCCTTGAAGCACCTAGAGCGCAAAGAGCGCTCAGAGTTAGAAGACGTAGAGGTAGAAACCTAACTCCTAGACAAAGAAGACGTAGAGCTAGATTTATCCAAAGACCTATCAGGGTTGAGGCATTTAATACTGATGCACAACCATCAGTAGGTTCCTTATCTTCTTTTAATGGATTAGAATTAGGTGAGTTTATTGATACTCCTGACAGAAGACTGTCTTCTACTACTAGAACTTCCACAAGAAGGTCTTTTAATCGGAGAACAATTACAACTGGTACTATCGTAAGGTCTTTAATTGGTCGCAGAGTTGTAGACATTTCTTTACTGCCATTTATTAGACATAGAAAAGTATTCTTCAGAGGAACTGGTCTGGCACCAGACAGAGAACACTTCATGTTCTTTGATAATGAAGGCATGTCTAACTATGTAAAACCTGAAGCATTCCAGTCTTTCAGTGATAGTGGTGGTAATGTAGAGCAGAACTATGGTGGTGGACAGTTCCAGAATAACACTGTGCATCCACAAGGTATTGGTGCACTGACTACAGATGCATTTGGAACTGTTACTGGTTCATTCTTCTTGCCAAACAATGACACTCTCAGATTTGATGCTGGTATTAAACCAGTAAAACTTCTGGATGTAAATACTAATAATGAAAGCGTTGCTCTTTCTCAGGCACATGCAACTTACGAAGCACAAGGTGTTAGGGTTACACTTCAAGATGTAGTGGCTACAAGCAGAAGAGCAACATCAACAACTGTAATGCTTCCAAGACCTAGAAACAGAGACCCACTAGCACAGTCTTTCTGGATTCAAAATCAGAATGGTGGATATCTCACATCCATTGATGTATACTTTGCTAATAAGCCTGATGGGTCTACTGACAACACTCCTATTCAATTAGAACTTAGACCACTTCGTAATGGTGTTCCTTCTCAGGAAGAGATTGTTCCGGGCAGTATTGTAACACTCAATCCAAATGATGTTAATGTTGTTTCCTTGGCTGATGCAACTGCACTTGGTGAAGGTGCAATGGCAAAGATCAGACAAGATGCTAAGACTACCTTTACCTTTGAAAGACCCCTTTATGTTGAAGGCAATACGCAGTATGCATTTGTTCTGATTGCTAACACTAATAATTATGAAGCATATGTTTCTGAGATTGAAGATTTCCTTGTAGGGTCTAATACCAGAAGAGTAATGAAGCAACCTTCTTTGGGTTCCTTGTTTAAGTCACAAAACTCTATTACATGGACACCAGATCAAAGACGTGATATGATGTTCAGAATCAATAGAGCAGACTTCTCTACTAGTGGCACTGCATATTTGGAGAATGCTCCGGGTGTAAATGCTCTACTGGCTTCTGATCCAATTATGCTTGATAGTGTTGTAGCAAACGACAGTGACGTTGTTCTGTTCTTCCCTAACCACGGGTATACAGTTAATGACACTATTGAACTTAGTGGACTTGATTCTACTACCAACTATGGAGACCTTTCAGGTGCAAGCTTGCTTGGTGAAAGAACTGTAACTAAAGTAGACACACAAAGTCTGACATTCAAAGCAGACTCGGTATCTACTAGAACTGAGTTTATTGGTGGTGCAGGTATTTCTATTGAGAAACAAGTTATTATGGATGAAGTCACTCCTGTGATTGACTTCTTTGCTCTTCCTGCTACAACTACAACATTTAATGGTAGGTTCACTGACTTTGTGTCTATGCCTGTTGCTAACGACTCTACTAATGTAGCATACGGTGTTCCTACTAATGGGTTTAATTTCATTCCTAATGAAACCATTGTATTTGAATACCCTAGAGTAGTCGCAAATACCTATCAGGAAAGAGATGAAGCAACTCTTGGTGGTGCCAATAAAAAGTCTGTAGAAATTTCTGCTGCACTTACAACAAATGACACCTATGTATCTCCATTGATTGACTTAACAACTGCATCTTTGGACGCAGTAAATAATATCATTGATAATCCTGTAGACTCTGATGGTGCAGTAGATGCAGCAAATACTGTAAACTTCCCTATTGAGTTTGCAGCAGAGACTGATCCAGACGGTACTACTGCTGCTAAACATGTAACCATTCCTGTAGGATTGGCAGAGGCAGCAGTTGGTCTTAAGGTATTTGTTGCTGCTAGTGTTCCTACTGTAGCAGACATTGATCTTTACTACAGGACATTGGAACCGGGTGCAGATGTAGAACTTGATACTGTAAACTACATTGAAGCAACTATTGATAATGTTTTACCTAAGTCTGATAACCGTGACGTGTTTAGAGAGCATCAATATACTATTGGTGGTCTAGGAGGAAACCTTTCTCCGTTCACTACATTCCAATTAAAGATTGTAATGAGGTCACAAAATTCTTCTAAGGTTCCTCTTATTAAAGACATTAGAGCAGTTGCATTAGGCACATAAACTTATGCAAGATGATTATGTTCAAGTTGAAGGTAGTCCCGGATTAGTCAGAGATAAGACTTCCGGGGCTATTATAAATACAGATAAATCCGCATTAGAGTTTGCTAAGGCAAGAAAGATTGCTCAAAAGCAAGATAAAGAACGATTAAATAAATTAGAGAATGATGTGAGTGATATAAAAAGACTTTTGGAGAAACTAGTAAATGACAACTGATAGCTTTCCTTTACGGTTAGACACTAGCACTGGTGTTATTAAATTTATCGAGACTGATTCTGATGATTTGATTGTCTTGGCAGCAAAATGTGGGCAATATCTTGCCGATACATTTGACTCTACTTCTAAAGGTAGATGGGAGTTAAAGTCAGGCACAGGAGACGCTGGATATGTTGGCAGTATTGTAGACACATATTACACTGATCAAACAGCTGGAACTTTACTGGATAGTTCTTCAGTAAGCCAATTGATTACAGATACATTACATTTAGGTTTAATATCTACTAATAATATTAATCAAAAAGTTCCTCCTTCTGGAGATGCGATTGCATACCCTTTGAGATATGACAGAACTTTAGCGGGTCTTCAAGAAATTGGCGACTCTGGTGGTTCTGACCCTGCATATGCAGCTGCACTAGATGCTATTATTAGTTTAATCTTTCAGCACGATTTGCCCGGTGTTTATAGAATGGCTCCACATACTGAAATGGATGAAGACACCTTCGGAACGCCAATTGGTTTAGATAGCGCAGAAGCTGTGCAATTATCCTACTTGGATAGTGATGAATGGACAATGGTTCTTGATCTTCCGCAAGAATACGATGCGTCCTCATCTACTAAGACTTATAGTGAAAGGGCAAGAATTTATCAAAAAACTGGCATTACCTATAACTCTGCTACGGATCAACTTATTAAAAGCAAAAGACCTGATGGTGGATTAAGACTTCTTAAAAAGAGGTCTATTGGCGCTATTTTTCTTGGTGTTGGTACAATGGGAGGTAATGCTGATACCTCAACCAATCTGGAGATGCAAGAGTTTTTTGCTGGAGGTCTTTTAAATAGAATTTTTTCAAACCAAGGGCAAAATAGACCCGGACATTTTCAAGTTACTACAAGTGCAACTCCACCAGCTGGATATAGAAACATAGGTTCATATATGGACTTGCGTAACGCAATTGTCCATGCTGGAGCTGACCAAGAAAGCCTTAATGTTTCTGGTCCCGGAAGTCCCGGAACATTCTCCAGTCAGTTTTCTTGGCGTTCACCTGATGCGGCCAGGGCGAGGCAAGGCCAGCGGAGATTAGTTTATGGGGTGTCAGGAACACCGCAGGGGAGTCAATCGTTTCAAACTCAACGTAGACTATATTACATTCAGCGTACCAACCGGAGAATAAAATACTTTAGTCCTAGTATATCTGCCAGCAAATTCATTAATGAGACTTACCACTTACATGTAAAGATTTAAAAAAATTAGGAGTTAATTTACTATGCAAGAACAGAATGAAATTTTGAGAGCGAAATATAACAATCCAGTCTGGTTAAACAATGACAAATCTACTATTGAAGTTTTAGAACATTCGAAGATCGGGAAAATTTCTAGAAAACAAAACTTAGTTGTTGAAAAGTGGAATGATGATGAAAAAGAATTAGAGAACCCACTTTTCAATACAATTATGAGTGTTTATTCTGAAGAAGAAATTGATGAATTGACAAAAAAACATAATGAAAACCAAAAACAAGAAAATAAAAAAGAAGCAGAAAGAGAAAGAGAAGAAGAAGAAGTAACTCGATTACAAAATTTATTTAAAACAAAATTAGATATTTTTAACATTCCATCTATTAATGAATCTAATGATCGAGAATTTAAATCTCAAATTAGAAAAGCGAAATCTAACGTAGAGGCAACAGCTCTTACTGTAATGTTAATGATGAAAGAAATGGAACACAAAAATGATAATGAGGACACTTGAGGTAAAAGATAGTTATGTGCTTTCTAAATTAGATTTAATAGAAGATAGATTATTAAATCTAAATCATAGTGATCTTGAAATAAATTTTGAACATACATCTAATAACTTAGACTCAAAAGATGAAAAATTATCAGAAAATTACTTGCATGATATTATAAATCGTGGTAGAATGCATGATGGATATCCAGAGTTTCAACCATCTTATGAAAGTAAATCTTTAGGTGGTAAAATTGATAGTGGTATTTATCAATATACCATTGATTTAATCGAGTATATGTTTTCTGAAAGAAACTGTTTAGGGGTTTTATATCCTCCTAAATCATATTGTAGCTGGCATAATAATGCTAATGCAGCAGGATATGGTATTATGTTCTCTTGGTCTGCCACTGGTGAAGGTGACTTTAGATATTGGGACTTAGATAAAAAAGAAGTTGTTGTAATTCCTGACAAAAAAGGGTGGAATGTGAAAACCTTTTACTTTGGTAATTATGATTATCCTGAAAAATTAATATACCACGCTTCATCTAACAACTGTTTACGTTACAGTATGGGGTTTAATTTTTTGGAAGAAGAGAAAACTTGGGAAGATACAAATAAAATGTTGGAAAATAATGAGTAAGGGTATTATTGTAGTAGCAACTAATGAGATATACTATTACGATGCTGCATGTCAATTAGCAGAATCTATTAAAGATTATACTCCAGATTTTAATGTTACACTATTCACAGAACAAAAATTTATAGATAATAAATCTAAAATTTTTAACAATGTTATTACTGATATTCCAACACATGAAAATCATAATGTGACTAAAAGAACTAAAATGTGGGCTATGGCGAATTCTCCTTATGATACTACATTATATCTTGATGCGGATATGGAAATTGTGAATAGTGAATTTTCTACAGTATTCGAACAAATTAAAGATAATGATCTACTTTGGACAAAAATTACTGAAGATAGAAAGTATGCATTTTTGTTTATTAAAAGTGGAGATGTTACTTTTACCTATCATGGGGGAATATGCCTCTACAAGTCATCAGCAAAACCATTTATGATGGACTGGTATAACCGTTGGAAGAAACAAGCAAACTTTGAATGGTGGCCCGGTGATGTTAATCAATACCCAAAATTATTAAGTAATTTTGACCAATTTACTTTATGGTGGTTGCTAAATAAAGAGGGTGATAAATATAAATATTTAAAGCATGATTTTTTTGAAGATGATACAAGGTGGAATGCAGTTGTTCAGTACGAGGCTCATAGCGAAAATTTAGGACATGGAAAGTCCCCTATTATTTGTCATTATGCGGGAAGTAATAATCACTAACTAAGGAATACAATAAATGGCTGAGTATGCTATATTAACAGCCGAACAAGGAACAGATACTACCTTTCAGGTTGACGTGGTTGATGCAAATAGAAATCCCCGTGACTTGACAGGAATATCTGTTGCTGCTAAGTTTAGAAAGCAATATAATTCTAACGTAGTATATGAGTTCGAAGATTCTGTGGCAACACCAGCAGCAGATGGAATTATTAATCTTCATTTAGATGCAGCATTTACTAATACGATTGATGCTGGAAGATACTTCTATGATGTAGAAATTACTACTGTTACAGATACTACAGAACGTATTGTAGAGGGCATCCTAGAGATTACCCCTGCTGTAACTCAATCAGCTAGAGCATTTAAAGCAAGTACAAGAAAAGTTCCTACACAGTTAGGTGAACTTACAGATGTAGTTGGAACTGCAACTGATGGGCAAATCTTAAAATACGATAGTGCAAACCAAAGATATGTTTTTGGGGCAACTTCTCAGATTGATTCTGGGCAAGTCCTATCTATTGCAGACTCGGACTATGTTAGAACGGTTTACTCTGCGGGTGCCGGAATCAATATTGATAGTGTAGGAGTTATTACTGGCACAACAATAGTAAGTGATTCTGCTATAGAATCAGCATTAGCATCAGAAGCATTTCTTATTGACGGAGGAACATTTTAATGGCTAAAACAGTTTATGTCAAAAAAATCTCCTCTGGTATTCCTACTGGTGTATCATCAATTGGTGTTAGACAACTTAATGATGTTAACGATAGTGGGTTAAGTTCTACTAATAAATACTTACAATATAATGATTCAGCAAACAATTTTGTATTTGGACCTATAAATGATCTTGCTGCAACACTTGGACAATTAACAGATGTTGATACAACTAATTTAAGTCCAACCAATAGATTTTTACAATATGATAGTGTCTCTGAAAACTTTATTTTTAATTCATTAGCAGATATCACTGTAGGCGTCAATAGTGTTAATGGTCTTACTGGGGATGTTATTTTAGAGTTATTAGACTCAGATGACATCAGAGCATTAGGACTAGATTCAGCAGAGGTCCAAGGTATTGTAGAAGCAAATAGTGTCCAAGTTGATTCCATTGACGGGGGGTCATTCTAATCGTTATAAATAAATATAAATTCAAGTTTATCAAGGTTTAAAAATGGCTATTATTAAACAGAAACGCAGTTCAGTAGCAGGCAATCGTCCTACCGATAGTGATCTAGTTCTTGGTGAACTTGCGATTAACACTCATGATGGTGTAATTTTCTTTGAGCAAAGTCGTGACGGTGAAGTCACTATCAAAGAGATTGATGGCACTAGTGCTGCTACAAACGTCTTTTATGTATCCAAGAACGGTGATGATAAAAACGATGGAACATCTCTTGCACGGTCCTTTAAAACCATTGACAGGGCATTAGAAATAGCATCTGTCAGAAGAGGTAATGCTCTACTGGACTCTGATGGTGCTGAAGGTTCAGAAATTGAGAATAAAACCAGAAGAGATTTAAACTTCTATGTAGGTGCCTCAAAGTATGATGTTGCTTTGGGGTCTTCTTTTAACCAAGTCTTCCAAGGTCGTGCCGGATCATACACTAAGGGTTTGACAGAAGTTCTGACTTCTCTGAGTAAAGCAAAAGACCTTACAAATGATCTTGCTGCGATTAGTGGCAATGCTACAATGCTATCTAGGGCAGATGGGTATTGGGATGAGTTAACCGATATTGTTCAGAATGGTAGAGACAATGCAGATGCATTAGTTGCTGGTTCATATCCAGTTCCGGTAGCTGGATACTATGATGCTACTGCTACTGCAAATGATGCAGCATACACCAGAGAACTTCTGTTAAGCAACAAAGTCTTTATTTCTGAAGAAGTTAATGAAAAGATTAAAGACTTATATCCTACTTTAAATTACGATCAAGTCAAGTGTAAAAGAGATATTAGATTTGCTGTAGAAGCACTTACCTATGATGCAACGTATCTTGGTAATGCTGGTGCATATGACAATGCAGCATTCTTCTTCTTTTATGGTGACGGTGACCCACAAATTTCTGAGATTGAAACTCCTGCTACTGCATATGCTTATGAGTATATGGGCAGCCTGCTTGCTGATATTCTTAGTGGAACTACAGTGGTCCTTTCTGGTCAGTCGGGAGACTACACAGCATTACAACAGACTGCTGCTAACTATCCGTCTACAACTAAAAGATCAGAGATGGTTACATCAGCAGAAATGATTGGTGCCGCAATTAAGAATGGATATGCGCACCTTACAACTAACTTTACCAGAATTACTCCAGATGCTGACAGTAGAGTAACTTGGACTACAGCAACTTTAGGAACACCTTCTAAATCTGCTTATGATTCAATTACAACAAATACAACAACAATTGTTAATGGTGTAGTTACTCATATTGACCAGACATACCCATTACTGTTTGATATTGGTGATAGATACCAAGATGTATTAGATGGTCCTGAGATTGCGTCTACTATCTATGTTAAGACTGGTGAGTATACAATCAATAACCCATTGATTATTCCAAAGAACGTATCACTGATTGGTGATAACCTTAAGAACACAAGTATCAGACCTAAGAACCTTACTTCTGATATGTTCTATGTTTATAACAACGCATATGTTTCAGACTTTACATTCCGAGACCATTTGCAACCAGCAGCAGTATTTTCATGGAATCCGGCAGACTCTGCTGGCAATAACATCATTGTAAACTCTCCTTACATTAGAAACTGTACATCTATTACAGGTCCAGACTTATCTAGAAATGATGATGGAACTTACAAGTATCCAGATAGTAGTGGTGAACCTGCTGCTGGTGGTGATGGTATTAGAAATGATGGCAACCATGCTGGCGGTATTCGGTCTATGGTTGTAGACTCATTTACACAGATTAACCAAGGTGGTAAAGGTATTTACCTGAAGAACCAAGGTTACTGTCAGTTGGTATCAGTGTTTACAGTATATTGTTCTCATGGTTTCCTTGCAGAGAATGGTGGATTTGCTTCCATTACAAACTCAAACAGTTCATTCGGTAATATTGGGTTGAAAGCTACAGGGGTATCTCCTGCATTGTATGCAGGTAATGTTGATGGGCAACAGAATATTCTTGATAACAATATCACTCTAAAGAACCTTCCACAAAGACCAAACATTTCTGATGCTATTAAGTTTGGTGAAGACACTAACTATTTCACTGTAGATTCTGTATCTTACAATGAAGGCACAGGAACTGGTTCTATTAAACTCCTAGAGACACCAACTATTGCCTTTACTGATAGTAGTTCAATTTCGTTCCATAGAAGAAGTGCCTTGTCTTCATCTGGTCACACGTTTGAGTGGATTGGAACAGGCACAGATATTAGAACATCTTTCCCATATCGTGGAGGTGTTCCAATTCAAGCAGACGAAGTAATCCAAGATTCTGATCGTGGTGGACTTTGCTTTGTTACAAGCACTGACCAGAAAGGTGACTTCAGAGTTGGTGAAAACTTTAGAATTCAAAGATCAACAGGCACTATTGAAGGCGATGCTTTTGATAGAAGTTTGTTTGCTCGTATTACACCATTCTCACTTGCACTAGAGGATTAAGGAAAAACAATGGCTGACCTAAACGTATTTCGTTCACTTACACATTCTGTCCAAGATAGTTCTACAGTTGCTTACACGGCACCTGAAGGGTATACAGGCATTATTCTATCTACTCAGGTAGCAAATGCATCTGATACTACATACTGGCTTAGTCTAACTATTCAGGATTCAGCATCTGCTCCTGCAAATGAGTTGCTATCACAATTTGATATTCCGGGGAGAGATGCTGTATCTGCTACTACTGGTAAAACAGTTGTAACTACTGGACAAATTTTAAAAATGCAATCCTCTGGGCAAAATAAACTTAAAGCTACTATCGGAATTTTGGAGTCGCTAAATGGCTAACTTAATAAGTAAAAAAGTAAAGAGTTCAAAATTACCCGATACTTTTTTCAGATTAGAAGACGTAGAACCTAGCCTTGGATTGCCCAATGATAGTAACTCTATTATTGTATCAGTTACCAATGGCGACAGAACTTTTTATAAGTTAGACAGTGGGTTTAATTTTTATAACGATTCTGGTGCAAGAAGAATCGGTATAGACCTAAATCAATTTGGTATTACTGATTTAAATAATGTAGACGATTCTGATGGACTTGGCAACACCATTGATGGTGGTAAACTGTTAGTGTTTAGTGCGTCAAGAAATGCATTTGTTCCAAGTGTAGGTGGTGTATCTCTCGACTCTAATGATGCTATCACTCTTAACGGTGAAGGTCCACTATACTACCTTGATGCTAGAAACCATAATAATAATCAAATTGTATTTGACTCTAATTTTGGAGTAAGAGCTAGTAGCGATTCTGTTACTTTTAATACAAATCAATTCACTGTAAATAATAACATTAGTCTCAATTCTGTTATTATCGGTGATTCATTGACTGTATATACTCTTATAAGAACATCTGGTGATGTTATTGCAGATGGTGATATTGTAGCAACATCACTTGGCATTGACGGTTATGGTAGTTTTACTGGAAATGTAACAGCGTCAACTTTTACTGGTGATGGTTCCAACCTAACAAATTTAACAGCAGATAGTGCAATATTTGCAGACTTAGCTTCTGATTTAGAAAGTGCTGGGTTTAATACACTATTCTCTGACAAAACTACTACAGAACTTACAGAAGGTTCTAACCTTTACTATACTGAATCTAGAGCAGACTCAAATATCACTAGATTTGCTACGGTAAATGATTTACAGTTCTCAGATAACCGCAAAGTAACTTTCGGTAATGATAGTGACCTTAAGATTTTCCATAACGGGTCATCTAATGTGTATCAAGGTTCTTCTCATGTATTCCGTAATACTCACGGTAATGATGTAATCACAGTTGATAGTGACCATGCAGTTCTTAAATACAATGGTAGTTCAAAACTTACTGTAGTAGACTCTGGTGTTGAAGTAACAGGAAACATTTCTGCAACCAATATGAGTTTAACTGGTAACTTAACAATTACTGGCACAACTACTACTGTAAATACTACAACACTTCAAGTGTCTGATCCACTTATTCAGTTTGCAGTAGGCAATGTAGCATCTGATATCGTAGACATTGGTTTCTTTGGGCATTACTCTCCTGATGCTGGATCAACTAGAGAGCATACAGGTTTCTTTAGAGATGCTAACAATGGACAATACTACCTCTTTGGTAAATATCAAAGCACAGCACTAGACTCTGTAGTTCCTGCTACAACTGTAGACAGAACAGATGCTACATTTGGTCTTGCTGGACTTAATATTCAAGAATTGACAGCAGACTCTGCTACAATCAGTGGTCCAATTAAATTCTCTAACGTATATTCTACGGAAGGTGCTTTACCAAGTGCAGCAACATATCATGGTATGTTTGCCCATGTCCATGCAACAGGTAAAGGTTACTTTGCGCATGGTGGTCAGTGGCATAAACTTCTGGATGAAACTTCTAGCACAACAGACAATCTACCAGAAGGCTCTACCAACTTCTATCATTCAGATGCAAGAGCAAGAAGTTCTGTAACTGCTTCTAATACTACAGGATTTGGTGGTCTCTCCTATGATAGTTCTACTGGTATTTTCTTCCTTACTAGAGTAGATTCAGATGATGTTCTTTCAGTTTACTCTGCTGGTAACAACATTACAATCTCTCCAACGGGTGTTATTCAGGCATCTGGTGCACCACAGGCGGACAATGCAGCATTGCTGGATAGTTTAGATGCACTACAATTCTTAAGAAGTGATGTAGATGATGTTGTAGACTCTGGTGTGCAACTTACATTTAAAGGTTCAGCAAAACTAGCATTTGGTGACTCTACTGGGCCCGCACACTTCCAATATAAGAGTGCTACTGGTAGAGTAAGATGGACTGGTGGTCTTGTAGATAACTTCAATGCTGATATGGTTGACAGTGTTCAAGCTTCCCAATTACTGAGAACTGATGTAACAAGCAGAAAAACTGCTGGTCAGTTAATTATGGATGACAATACTCAGTTAATTTTGGGCACAGACTCTGACTTATTAATGTATCATAATGGTGCTGCTGCTGTATTCAGAAATAATACTGGTGACTTCCATCTTCAGACAGGTGGGTTCTTAGTTAAGAACGTTACTGGCACTGAAACAATGATTGATGCAGAACCAAACTCTTTTGTAAAACTCTATTATGATAATGCTCCTAAACTTTCTACACAGACAGATGGTGCTAGGGTTACAGGAACACTTGAAGTAACAGATAAAGTCAAGTTTGTAAATGGGGCTAACACAACTGAAGTGTCTCCTACAGGAGTTTCAATTACATCTAATGCTCTGGCAGTAGTTGATACTTTTACTGCTGGAACTGGTAATGCTTCAACAGTAAAATATGACGTTAGAATTCATGATGCAAGCACAACACCTGATGAGACACAAATCAGTACTGTATTAGTAGCCTTTAATGGTGAATCTGATGTAGGATTTACTGAATTTGGTGTTGTCCATACTGGTGATAGTGATATGGGTTTCCTGACAGCAGACGTTATTGGGAGTGGTCAAATTAGACTTCTCTTTGAAAGACGTAATGGCAGAGGCACTTTGGAAGTGAAAACAAATAAAACAATTATTAGCTAATAGGATATAGATTAAATGGCTGATTCTGCTAAAGATTTTGTAGTAAAACAGAACCTAAGAGTTACTGGTAATATCGTCTCTGCTGGTGCAGGGTCGGTATTTACTGGTGATGGTGCGCAACTAGACAACGTTGATGCAGCTACTCTTGATGGGCAAAATGGTAGTTACTATCGAGATGCTGATAACCTTGATACTGGCACAGTTAACAACTTAAGACTTCCTGCCACCATTACCAAAAACCTTACTGGTAATGTAACAGGTAATGTTGATGCTACAAGTGGTTCTGGAACAGTAGATGCAGACTCAGGTAGATTTACAACTATCTCTGGCACTACAGCTTCATTTAATTCCTATAATGGTGTATATGGTAACTTTGATACATTTGATGAAGTCTTTGATAGTTCCTTGACTAGAAAGACTACTGATAATGTCACTGAAGGATCAACAAACCTTTATTATACTAGTATTAGATTTGATAGTAACTTTGGCACAAAATCTACTACAGACATTGGTGAAGGCACTAACCTCTACTACACTGAAGCCAGAGTTGATTCTGATATTACCACAACAATCAACAAAGCATATGTAGATGCATTGAGTATTAATGCAGATCAAGTTGACGGTGTAGAAGCATCTGCCTTAGTAAGAAATGATCAAGACGGCACCATTGGTGCTAACATCCAATTCACTGACGGTAATGAGTTAAGAATTGGTACTGGTAACGATACCATTATTAAGCATACTGGGACACAAACTAAAATAAATCATACTGGAACTGGTAACTTAGTATTCCAAGCTGATGAACAAACTAGATTAACTATTGAAGACGATAAGACAACTGTTTCGGGTAAACTTCACACTGATAGTGTAACTTCTACTGCTGTAATTGAAGGTTTTGATATTCGTGTAGATAATATGCTTGATATCTATGAATCTGCTACTGGTAGAATTGCTGGACACCTTGAAGGCACTGGTGCTGAAGGATTGCAAATTCACTATCATTCTCAGATTGCTACAGAGGGTCTGAAAATTATTGCTCATGATAGTGATGAAGAGGCCGGCACTACGCAGATTCGATTGACCTTTAGTGATGGTATTTCTTTTGAAAACCAAAGACTAAAGTTAGTAACAGACCCTGTAAACAATCAGGATGTTGCAACAAAAGCATATGTAGATAATACATCTCAAGGTCTGGTAGTTAAATCTGGTGTTAAAGCAGCAACTACTGTTGATCTTGCTAGTGTTGGTGGTATTGGCACAGTTACATATAACAACACTGCTGGTCCTGACTCTGCTGTAGGGTCTGGATTTAGTTTCACAGGTGTATTGAACGCACTTGACGGACATACTTTTACCACTAATGATAGAGTGCTTGTTAAAGACCAGACAAATACCTTTGAGAACGGTATTTACAAATGGGTTAATAATACTACTCTGACAAGAGCGTTAGATGCTGACCAAGACAGTGAACTTGGTGGTGGTGTATTCGTATTTGTTGAGAATGGAAGTGTTAACGCAAGTAACGGATATGTTACCTCTCACTCTGGTCTGACTAATGTAGGCACAGATGCTATTCTTTGGACACAGTTCTCTGGTGCTGGATTTATTGAAGCTGGTGATGCTCTGGTAAAAACTGGTAACGTAATTGATCTAAACCTTTCTGATGGTGCTAGTGGCACATCTGGATTGAAAGTAGAAAGTGATCAACTTAAGATTAACTCAGGTTCAGGTTTACAGATTGTCTCTAACGTTCTTAAAGTACCTGATGATGGTATTAAAGCAACTATGATTGACTTTGGTGTAGGTGCCAATCAAGTCAGCACAGATGATGTTACAGAGGGATCGTCAAGCTTATATCATACAACGGCAAGAGCAAGAGATGCTTTAAATGCTGGTGCAGGGCTTAGTTATGATTCTGCAAGTGGTGTAGTGTCTATCACTAATAATTTAGGTGCTAACGTAGGTGCTTTTGGTAGTTCAACTAGAATTCCAGTTGTCACTGTTACAGCAGAAGGATTGATTGATAGTATTGGAACAGCAGCAGTTGCTGGTGTAGACAGTGTAGGGTTTGATTCTAGCACTGGTGTTATTGAGGTAACACTTGGAGATGGTAGTATAAAGACTGCACCAATTGTATTAGATGCGTTTACTACAGCAAATCTTGCTGAGAATACTAATCTTTACTACACTGATGGTAGAGCTAACACTGCTATTGATGCTAGAGTTGATAGTGCCTTTGTATCACCATTTGCTAGAGCAGCAATTAGTGTTACTGGTGATGGCGTATCCTATGAGCAGGGTACAGGTGTAATCACTATTCAGACCTTAACCAACTCATTTAATGTAACACAGTCCAATCACGGATTGAGAGAAGGGCATGCAGTCTATGAAGATGATGTTGCAGGATGGGTAAAAGCATATGCTACAGATTCTGGTCATCAACTTGCCTCTCATGTTGTAGTAGACTTTGTAGACTCCAATACATTTGGAATTGCACAGAACGGTATCTTTACCCTTGGTGAAACTGGTAACGTAAGTCCTGCATTATCATTATCAGCAGGAGAATACTACTATACAGGTAATGTAGACTCTGGTATTCCAATGTCTGTTCAGCCAGGAACTTCTGTTCAACCTCTATTCTATGCATTGTCTAGCACTAAAATTGAACTTAATGTAGAACATGCAATTAACGTGTTCTCTCCTGATGAACCTATCAATGTAAGTAGAACAACTGGCAACTTTACTGTTAGTGGTAATCTTAAGGTTGAGGGATTAGGTGTTCCAAGAGTTACAACATTGTCCAGTGGTGATACCTACTCATTTGATAGTGGTAACGTTGCAAAGATTGAATTCAATGCAGATGCATCTCTGGTCTTTGACAGTCCGGGAACAACATATGATGGTGCTGGATTTACTATCCTTGCCAAGAACACTCATGGTTCTAATGATTACAGATTAACCCTGACAACTCCAAACGGTGTAACACTTAACACAGTAAACGAGAATAAGGTAAATGTAAATGCTGGTAAGTTTGCAATTGTTAGTGGTATTATCTACGGTGAGAAAGATATTATCTTAACCTCTACTCAAACTGATAGTGCAACCACAGGATAACTAAGAATGACAATTAGTCTTATTGGCACACCGCCGGGTATTATAGGAAACATTAGTAATAAAAGATTATTACACTTTTTCTTAT